AGGGGATGTCTGTCGAGGCCGAGTCGGCGTCGATCGACGGTGCCAAGGCCACTCGGAGACGAAGTGACGCTGTGGCGTCGGCCGAGGTTAGCGGCACGAGGCGCCATTCGCCCGGGGCCGTGATCGTCCAGAACGACGGTATCGCCTGCGTGCGCGACTCCCATTCGCCGTACATTTCGTCGAGCTGGTCACGGGTTTTGAACATGATGTCCTGCCCGTTGCTCCACTTCACGCGGACCGGCTGCACGACGTACGTGCTGAGCGGGATATCCGTGCCGGAGACCAGCGTCGGCCAAGCCACGCCCGCGGACACGTCGATCAGCGCCGGGCAGCTGTACTGCCACGCGAGGGAGCGCGAGAGGTGTTCGCGGACCGCCTGCACGTAGTGCGCGGCGAGCAGCGGCAGCGGGACGCCGGGCGTCTCCGCGCGCACCTGGTAGAAGAGATCTGCGTAGTCGATGTTAGCCATGGTTGTCCGCCGGCGGCCTATACGTGGCCGGGTCAACGCGCTTCTCGGACTCGATCTTCAGACCGAGCGATGAACGAAAGTTGTCCCACATCTCGGCGCGCACGGTCGGCGACGCTTGCTGGCGGCCGTCCTTCGAAACCATCCGGTACTTCGTGTACAACACGGCCGGGTTCACGAATTCGGCGCGGAGCGGGAAAACCTCACTGAGGGCGGCGAGCGGCGACGGTATCTGTACGTACTTGACGAGCAGAGCCTGATCGTCATCCGGGCACTCCGGGTAGACGTCGAACGTCGTCGGCTCGCGCGGGTCGTGCGCAAAGTGGTGCGCCACCCAATTGTCGGGATCGTCCTCGTCAGGCAGCAGAATCGTCCACGCCCAATCGGGGAAGGACGAGTTGAGGGAGTCGTACTCGACTTCGGTCGCCGCGTGGCCGCGCGTGATATCTGCGCCGTCGATGATGACATTCGTCACACCGAGGAACTTGATGCCGTCGTTCGGTATTTCCTGACGCGTGCCAGGGACCGGCGACATCGTGTCTTCCACGGCGCCGGCCTCGGGCACAAGCGTGATGATTTCGCGGATGGCCGCGTTGATGTACACGAGGATGTCTGCGGACGACCACCGGTAGTTGCTCGAGTCGCCGTCCGACAAATCGGCGCGCGCCTCGTCCGCGATATTCTGACCGGTTGTCACCTACGCCTACTCCTCGCTGTCTTCGCCCTCGTCTTCGCCGACCAGAGCCGCCACACCACCGCCGACCTGTTCGGCGATGCCGTCCTCGTCTTCGAGGTCGGTCTCGTCGACTTCCTCGTTCTGCCCGCCCTTTGGGTTGGGCATGAGCTCGAGGAATGTATCATAAATCGCGCTCGTTGTCAGCTTTTTGAAGTCGCCGCGATAGCCGGCCGACGTCATTTCCTTGCGGACCGGGGCCGGCTTCGGAACGCCCTGCTTGTTCAACTCGTTCGGGTTCTTCCGCGCGAGCACGACGTCGACCGCGAGGGCCAGCGCCGCCTTGAACGTGACCTTCGTCGGGGCCGGCACGTCGAGCTTGTCGACGGCTGCCGCCGCAGCTTTGATCAGCGCAGGGTCGAACTCCATGGCGCCGGCGTTGAACGCCGCAGCCCACAGATCACGATGCAGAGGGGTTGGAGTCATGGGCTCGATGACGGCCGAGTGGCCCAAGGTCGTGTTGACCTGGATTCGACGCATCGAGAAGAACGTCTTGTGTGTCAGGCTCTTGGCCATGGTGGATCCTTTTTATTGTCGAATCGGCGGTGGGGAAAACCCGGGGACCGAAGTCCCCGGGGAAGGCCCACCACCACAAAACCTTGAGTCAGAGCAGGGACTAGCCCTTGTTCTCGTTGCCGCGACCCGGGGTCACGTACTCGACGATCAGGACCGCGCGGCCCGCCGTAGGCGTGCCCGAGGTACCGACGGCAAGCATGACCGAGTCACCCGTCGCTGCGATTTGACACGCGGCCTCGTCGAGGTTGCCCTCGTCGGACTGCGAGTACAAGCTCGCCGAGAAACCCTCGACGGCCGCCATCGAGACGCCGTTGAGGATCGTGTTGTAGTTCGCACCCTCGGACTTGAGGCCGACGGTCAAGATCGGCGTCGTGTTGTCGAAGATCGTCTTCACGACGAGCGCGACACTCGTGATCACCGAGTTGCCCGGCAGCTTCAGAATCTCGTACACCGTACCGACCGTGAACTTCGAGTAGTCGAAGTCGATGACGGCGCACAACGGATACTGGCGCTCCGAGTACTTGTTGGAAACGTCCGTAGTCATATCAGTTCTCCTGGTCCTTTTCCGTTAGATCGCCGTATCGCAAACCACGAGGCCGAAGTCCTCGTTGAGCGTCGAGTCGAGCACGCTGGCGAAGACCGGCTTCAGGAAGCCCATGATCTTGCCGACGCTGATGCCCTGTTGGTTGTCGTAATCGAAGCCCTTCTCCACCCACTCCGGGTTGCCGAGGTCGGCCATGCCGAGAGCCTGGGCGCCCGCGAAGATGACGCGCTGGCCGTCGACCGTGGAGCCGCTGCCCCACTTGCCCGAGCCGCTCGTCGCGCGCAGCGTGTTGTACACGTGGCGGAACTCATGGATGAAGAGGCCGTCGACGAGAACCGTATCCGTGCCCTTGAACAGCTCGTTATCCGAGCCGCGGACGCCGGCCGTGCGCACGTTCGCGAGGTAGTCGCTGTCCTGACGGAGCTTCGACATGCCGCGCGGGGTCATGAACACGTGATAGAACTCGCTGCCGCCCGGACCGCGAATGCCGCGCACGAAGTTTTCCTTCGCACGAGCCTTCAGGTCGACGAGCATCGACCACGTCGGGGTGTCTTCGGCCGCGACGGAAGCCGTCGCACCAGCCTGGAGACCGTCCGTCGCATCCCACCGGAAGTACCGGTTGGTCGAGGGAGCCGTGACGTCGGCCGCGAACTCGAGGCTCGGGAACGCCGCGCCCGTGCGGTTCGCACCGCCCGTCGTCTTGGAATAGGCCACGCCCGCGAGCGTGAGGAAAGCGAGTTGGTCGATGCGGTCCGACAGCCAGTAGGCCAGAACGTCGCGCGAATTCTCGCGGAAATTCACGACCGACTTCTGGTCCGCCATGCGGCCCTTGTGCCGGTTCGCGTTACGCAGCTGGTCGATCCGGATGACCTGATCGTACGCCTTGATCTCTTCCTCGTTGCCTTCCAGGGTGTCGTCGCCGGCCACGCCGTCGCCTTCCAGGTCCGCCACGAGAGTGATGACCGCGCGAGCGCCCTTCTCACTCTGCGTGAGCTCGGTGATGCGCTGGATCATCGAATTCGCGTCCTCGCCAGCGAACTTGCTGACGAACGACATGTTACGCGCCGTCTTCCAAACGGTGCGCGCCCAAACGGTCTTCTGCTCGTCGGTGAGCAGGTTGAAATTGGTCTTTGCCATTGCAGTGTCTCCTGACACGTAAAAATTTCAGAGCACTAAATCCCCAAATGGGGTCCGTTTTCTTTTTGCCCTGTTACGCCGGAGCTGGCGAAGCGGCTTTGAGGCGCCGAGGACCTTCCCTACGTTTTACGCCGGAGGGACGGCGAGATGGTAGTTAAGCACAAATCCCGGGGAGCTGTCAAGCCCCCCGGGATATTTTTCTAGAGGACGTCGCCGCGCAGCCGCGCGAGCTTCGACTTCGGCAGAGCGTTGAACTCTTCCTCGGTCATATCCTCGATGGCCTTGGGCGCGCCGGCTCCCTGGTCGCCACCCTTACCGGCCGCGCCAATGTCCGGTGGGGCCTTCTTCGCCACGACCTTCTTCACGTCGGCCTTTTTCTTGGCCACGACCTTTTGCTTCTCGGTCGGCTCGACCTTCTTGTCCTTGTCGGCGGGCTTGCCCTTGCCGCCCTTGGTCGGCTTCGGGCGATTCTTCAGCGGGACGAGCTCGAACAGCTTGGCCGCCTTCGTCACGGCCTTGGCGAACGCGTCGGGCGCCGGGGTGCCCTGGTTGAGGTAGCCGATGTACAGCGCCTCGACCTCTTGGTTGATCTCGGGGTTGTAGCTATCCGAGGTCTCGTCCATTTCCGGGAAGTCGTTCTCGAAGTCCTGCGCCAGGGCGTCGAGGACGCGCGCGTCGTGGGACGCGTCCGCGGTCTTCGAGGACACCTTGGTCGCTTCCTTCATGAACTCGGCCTTCTCGGCCGCGCGGATCGTGTTCCGCAGCTGCCGAGCCTCGGCCTTCTTGCCGTCCAACACGAGGTCTTGGTATTGATCCTCGGCGGCGTCGAAGTCGAATGCCTTCTCTTCGGGGCCGGGCTCTTTACCCTTGCCGGCGGCGATCTGAGCCTCGAGGGCCTCGACGCGTTTTTCCGCCTCACGCATCCGCTTGTTGACGTCGCGGAAGCGCTTCAGCGGGACGCGCTGGCCCTTCTTCTCGTCGTCCTCGTCTTCTTCGTCTTCGTCGTCTTTGGTAGGCTCTTCCTCGTCTTCAGAGTCGGTCTCTTCGGCCGTCTCCTCGTCGTCATCCTTGGCGGGCTCGTCGTCCTCGTCCGTGGCCTCTTCCTTGGCCGGTTCGTCGTCGGTCTCCTCGACCGCGTCGTCCTTGACCTCGTCGGCCTTGTCGTCCTCGTCCGTGGCCTCTTCCTTGGCCGGTTCGTCGTCGGTCTCCTCGCCCGCGTCGTCCTTGACCTCGTCGCCCTTGTCTTCCTCGGGCTCGTCCTTTGGCTCGATGGGGTCAACGGAATTGCCGAAGTCGGCTTCGGAGAAGTCCTCGGTGTCGATTGGGTCACGGGAACCGCCCAGCGCGTGTAGCTGGTCGTCGTTCATTTCAGCGAGTGAGTTTTTGCCGCTGATCACAGCGGACATGTTCTTGGAGCCGGAATCGGCGTCTTTCTTGGACATGCTTCCTCTTAACGCCCTACGGGCGGGTTTTTATACACCGGTGCGGCCGGCGCCGTCGATGATACGTAAAACCGTATCACCGCAGGGAAATGATATAGGATAGTAGATCGGCCGTCAACTAGGCGCGGCGTTGGGTCCGCGCCTGGGCGGCGATCTTGGCCAAATCCGTGTTGCGCTTGAGCAGGGCCGTCATGCGGTTCTGCATGTTGCCGGCCATGGTCGAGAAGCGCGTGACGTCGTTCTTCTCGCGCGCCACCTGCAACCGGACCGCCTGCTCCTGCGTGGTCTGCTCCATCTGCGCCTTGAGCGTCTCCATGAGGCCGCGGAGCTTCGCGCCTTCCTTGGCCAGGTCGACCTGGGGCTGCGTCTGCGCCTGCTGCGCCTTCGCCATCGCGTGCGCCGCGTCGGCTTTCTTCTGCTCGATGCCAGCGAGGA